ACGGCTTTCCGGTTAAATAATTGCGCATCAACCTTCGAGTCGGTTCCTTCGATAGCCGGGTAATCGGCCACGTCTTTAGGAAAGAACCCACCTTCTACTTTTGGATCACCAGCCAAGAACGTGATTTTTTTGTCGGTTGATAAATAAATTCCATCATCAACGGGCCGCATCATGCGAATATGGCCCGGAAATTGTATGAAGTTTTCTAACGGGTCAACCCACGAATAGGACAATGGTTCCGTAAAATAGACCACATTATCCACGGCCACATACACCCGGCCCCGGTAATAAGTAACCAGGTGTCCAACCGGCGGACCTTCAACCGTCTTGGATGAATCAGGACCGACATACGGACCTCCGGCCCACTCATACACCGATCCATCATTGAACCGGCCGCTCTGGTATCCATTGCAGAAGAAAATGTCGCCGTTGACCTGCGTGTAACTCATTCTGGCCCCAAGGGTCAGGTCAGACCGAAGCGTAGTGTATGAAAAGCCCGGATGCAGTTGACACAGGTTCGCGCCTGATACGAACAGGCATGGACCGTTATCACAGAATAGAGAACCAGCCGCTATGGTAATTGCGGTCTTATCAAACCCCTTCCGACGGCTTAGACGGCCCGTATCGTCCACGTCCACGTTCACCGCTACTGCCAGATCAACAATGCCTTTCTTGGGGTCCCAACGTATGCGTTCCTGGTCCACATTGGTGTTCAACCCGGTAGACGACTGGAATATGGTCAGCGTTTTAGGCACTGAAACTGTCCCTTCCATCCACCACAGGGGGGCGATACATGCGTTTCAGTTGGGCTAATTGTTCGGCAAAATCCGCCTTGTGATAAGACGTGTTGATCTGTTGACCTTCAAGACCATCTTCAATTTGGTTGAATATTTTCCAGTTGCACCATGCCGCCAGAAGGTCTTCGGCCAGGGCCGCGTGTAGTTCGGTCGGTTGATCGTTTTCATCTTCGAACTTGCCCGGATGGCTGTAGTAATACAGCTTCAGCGTTTCAAGGTCGTAGTCGTCATCGTCCGGGATGTTCTGGTAGTAGAGATATGAACCACGAATGGCAACGCCCATAACCTGTCCGGTCTGGTCTGGAACATCAATCTGGCTAATCATGACGCTGTAATCGCCATAAACCTTTACCCATCGTTCTTCAGTTGAGGAATAGCACTGGTAAAGGTTCCGGTGATAATCGCTTGGTAGGTCCACGTATCCGACGTCCGCAACCGTGGTTATGGTCCCATCGGTTTGCAGCGCGGGCAAGAGAACATGGCTTGCAATCCACAACCGGCCCTTGTTGGCGATCTTCATTACGTCTGCTTGTGTATACGAATCATCCTGGACAATATCTTGAACAGTATCGTATATTTCGGCAAACGTTGGATGCGCTAAGGTCATAAATCACCTATGGCAATTCGATATAAAGGTAAAACGTGCCCGCAGCGGAGTTACCCAACCCGGAACCCCAAAACTTGATGGTCTTGTTTACCAGTGGAATGTCCTTGCCGGACTTCCAGTCACCGGGACACCGGATATTTTCATCACTCTGAACAGAATTGGGTAGGTCGTCACCCGCTCCATTCAGAATATCGAAATTGGATGTAACAGCCTTGATTTCAATGTCGTAGTTATCATCCGGTGCCGCAGTTGTGGACGGGACGGCCTCAATACCCATTATCCGGCCGGTGACGTTGTGGTACTCCTCGCCCGTCACCGTGGCGGCAGTAGTGCTAACTGCGTCTGTTTCCCAATTCCATTGGAGAATCCTAACGCCCTTGGTAAATTGATTTCCCTTAATGGTCTTGTCCCCGGCCTTGGTCACGGTGCCACCCGCGAAAACAGGCCCACACATCAGGAGAACCAAGGCCAGGGAAAGCATAATTTTTCTCATGTGTAAGACTCCTACTCGCTTACTTGATCGGGGGTTACATCGAACCCATACCGGTTAATGTGTTGTCGGGCCAGCTTGGTTCCGGCCTTGTGAAGTCGATCAAACTCTTCTTTGGTTGTCTGTCTGATCCTGGTATACGGGTAGTAATGGACCTTCCCCGTAACCTTTCTCGATTTCCCGGGTTCCTGTGAAAACTTCTCATAGAACCCATGGTCAGCACACTCAAGAAACCGTCCAGGAACAGGAACTTCCTTTTCCCGCTGTATCAGCAAGGTTTCACCGTTGACCATCAGTTCCACGTCGTCAGTATCGTTGGGCGAAGACTTTGGACTGAAAATAACGACCCAGTATTCTTCAACCCACGGTTTTACCGGCGGATTCTTCTTACCATCGCCTTCAATGGCATACCCACCTTGTTCAATGGCCACCACTTCGTTGGTATCATGGTTAAGGCCCATGGCCGCAAGGGCCGCTTCCGCATCTTCAGCCGTTTGCCACGGTTCGCCTTCATTCAAAATGATGTGAGGCTCTTGGCTTTCTTTTTTCGCCATTTCACGAACTCCTTAGATGTATTTGGCTCTCGCGGAGCTCGTATTGGGTAGTTAGTTATCGTAGGTGCCAGCCACGAACATGTTGATCTGGCCACTCACGTTAATCTCAGTGGTCGCGGCCAGGTAAAAACCAGCCGGAGCAACCTTGCCACGAGCCAACGGAATGTATTCATACATCCCGGTAATGCACTGGACTTCGCCACTCGGAGCGGCGTAATTCAGCACCACTTCATCGGATGCACCACCTGCACCACCGGTAACAGACTCGATAACATACCAACGATTGTCGATCTTGATTTTCGAGCCCTCACCGATATAGGTACCGGCCACATCCTCATTGAAGTGACCAGATCGGTTGGCAGAGGTATCCAGGGTCCAGGTGTCGATAGTCAGAGCACCGGCCGCAAGGTCGGTTCCCCTGTAGTCGGTATCGTCCTTGACCAGATACACGCCCGACCCGTAGGTCACAGAGGTTTGGTTACTGGTGGTCATCAAGTCGCCACCAACATACGGCCGAATGCCGGTACCGGCAGTATAGAGGACTGTAGTCTGGTCCCCACCGTGTTCAATAAAGCCCTCAACGCTCTCAGCGGCAGTGAAACCACAGTTCCAGTGCGCGTGGGCAAGTTCAGCGTCTTCGGAAGCGTAAATATCAACGAAATCCGGGACAAAGCCGAAACAGAGATACAGCGCGGCCCCAGTTCCGTTGAAGGTTCCGCTAATCATTTTTCCCATAACGTTTATCCTTTCAGCCCATTTGGGCGGTTATTAGTTAGGGTTAGCCGTGACAGCATGTTCAAGGCGCGCAATCCACTGTTGGTTGAGAATCCCGCCGCCCTGCCAGGTGATCCAGGACACGAAACCCTTCTGGCCCAACGGCTGATCCGTGGTTTTCTTGCCCGGATTCACAACACCGATGTCCACCGATTCGTAACCCTGCAACGGGACGATGGCATAGGCGTCCTTGGCCACAACAATCATGGGATACACGTCACATGCCGTATTGGAACTTACCTCTGCGCCACTGGACAGATAGGTTGTCCCGGCAACACCGGCCGCTTCCCACGGGTCGAACATGGCCGTCAGGATGAACCGGAACTCTTCGAGCTTTCCGGCCTCATTCGGCAGGGATTTGTCGGAGTTGGAATACTGTTCCACGCTCACGAACCCAGGAATGTCCCGCAGGTCCGCGCTCGCGTCAGTATGCCCCATGACGAAGTAACCCTGCTTGACGGGCTCAGTAGACACCATGGCCGAAGCCTTAATGATCTTGCTGATTTCGCGGGCCTTGTGCTTTTTGAAATACCGGTAGATTTTGCGGAAGTCGCCACGGGTCGGGGGCGAATTTACCAGGGACCGGGAAGCCACGCCAGCGGCGTAGAACACGTTGGTTCCACCCTTGAGGTAGCTGATCCGAATGGCTTCAATCGTCTCGGCGGCTTGCTCACCGCAAAGGTCCATGGATTCCTGAAGAACCGGGTCTTCATGGGTATCAGCGATAACGTCGGTGATCCAAACGACATCGCCATACTGTTCCAGGGTGATGTTTACGTCCGTATAGGACAGCTTTTGACCGGCCGGAGGCACACCTTCAGCCAGGGGCGCAGTGGCCCGGGGCAGGGAATGGTACCGGCGGTATTTCCGGGTTTTGGTGGATTTCTTGGGTTGGGGATCAATCTGGCCGAATCGCTCGGCAACCATGTCGTGCTGGCCGCGTTTGAGCAGCCGGGCAACAGCCTTTCCACGGGTGCGTGGACTGATATCTTCGTAGGTATTAAGGCTCATGTCCTAAGACTCCTTTCCAGGTTTTGTGTTGGAGTCTCTAGGACTTCGAGCGTTATTAGGTTTTTAGAACGTATTAAAATACGTGTGCGAAATCAAACGATCATTAAATCTTCATGATCCTTGATGGTTGTTTGCATCGTGGACACTTCGGCTCAATTGACGTGCCGCTACCGAGTGTCCCGACAAAGAACATTTTTCCACAGAACGGACACCGAAACTCCGAAGTCTTGTCAACCGGGATATAGTTGAACCCGTTATTCTTCTTTGGCTTCTTCGTTGAATCCTGCACGGGCCTGATCCTCATCGCTTCCATCGTCGGAAGCTTTTTGTTTGCTGGCACTGGAACGAATAGTAGAACTGTGGATATCGGTTTGCCTTTTCTTTTTGTCCCGCGCCTTGGTGTCGTGTTTCTCGGTCTTTTTCTTGGTTGTTTGTTCAAGGTAAAGATTAATAACCAGGGCACCATCTTCCGGGTCTGGCGAATAAGCCAACTTGTTCTTTATGCCCGACGGCTGCTTAGATAACCACTCGGTAAACTCATCGCTCTTTGATAACCGACGTGACCTGACGGTGCTCTCTGGGTTCTGCCTGATCAAAACATCATCGACGTTATCAAAATAAAGCATCGCATCAATTTGGTCGGCCTGATTTTCAACCTTTTCTTCAAGGGACTTTACCTTGTCCGGGGCTACCACTTGGTCAGGCTTGACGGTTTCGATGGAATCCATGGCCTTCTGGACGGCAATACCGGCCAAAACCATGGATGCCTGAAAGTGTTCCGGGAAATCATCGGCAAACTCTTTCAGGTTGACCTCGGCGTCGCCCACGATAATAGGCTTGTCGGGCAATTCAATATCATCCAGAATGCCGAGATATCCGGCCACGGCCTCTTTAGTCAAGGATGGGGATTTTGACTTAGACGATTCCTTATCAGATTTTTTCTGATCGTCTTTGGTGTTGTCCTTTTCCTTAACGTCCTTGGCCTTTTCTTCTGTTTTGCCATCGTCAGTTTCGGGCTCATCCTCTTCTTCGCCCGCCTCGGAATCATCAAGGGATTCACCAAGGTCTTTCAGCCGTTTCTTGATAGCGGACTCGGCCGGAGACTCATCGTCCTTTTCGTCCGCCTTTTTGGTATCATCCTTGCCGGATTCTTCTTTGTCGCCTTTTTCCTCACCTTCGGGTTCAGGCTCGTCCTCAACGTCCCCAAGGTCGTCGGCGTTTTTAGCCGCCTTTCCGGTAGGTTCGGCGGGTTTAATGTCCTCTTCATCAACAGAAACGAAAGCGTCCAGGGCTTCCTTTTCCGCGTCGTCAACCGTGGTTTCTTCTTCAACGGTGCTCAGGTCATCGACCATGTGACACTCTCCTTACATTCTTTAATTTCATTTCAAGTATCGCCAACCACGTAATGGACACAGCCGCGATGGTGGCGATATGAAAGGTAAAAAAACCTGTGCAAGTTACCAATATTATTAAAAGGGCCATGATGGGAAGGGCCGCTCGACGTTGAAACCGGCGAATCACGTTAATCATGTATCCACCAAACACGACGATAAACCCTAATCCCATTTCAAACATGCCCTGGAACATTTCGTTGTGGGCGTATTTCCACCACAACCCGGGAATAAACTTGCCAGATGCAATGGCCCAGTGACCCAGACCAGCACCAGCAAGCGGATGTTTCATTTTCCAATACAGTGTCCACCCGACCTTAATCAATTCCCATCGGGCGGTAAACCCTGGTGCATCAACAAACAGAACAAATGCGGTTATGCCGAGTATCGGAATCAGTGCTGCCCAGAAATAGAGCCCCTGCATGGCCATGAAAAACACCAACCCGCACCCGATAGCCAGAACACCTATAAAAGACTTGGCCATGACCAACCCGGCCACAACCAAGGGTATTGCCCACCTTCGACCAGACCGGAAACATGCCGGAGCGCATATGGCCAGAAGGCAAGAGACTTCATTACGATTCGCGGTCAATCCAACCGGCGGCATTTCACCAATTCGGGAATAGAGCAAACGTGGATCATAGTTGAATTGTTGAATTATAAGGAAAAGAACGTTCGCCAGTGCGATAATCACCATGGCATCCAACAGAAGACTAACCTTTAGAGTTGGGAACCACAATACCAGCAGGGAATACCAGAGGACGCCGACAATGATACAGTGTGCCGTCATAAATGAGTATCGCCCATATACTGGATATATTGTTGAAAATACGGTCAAAACAAGAAACATCCCCACCCAGAAGTTGACCCTAATCGCTACGAACGACGCGAACGCCAGGATAACGCACGATTCGAACAGCACCAGGAAACCAACACGGAAATGGACCGTGGGTATTTGCCACGTTCCCATAATCGTTAGCAGAATGGCCGCGAACGGCCACCAACTAATTCGTGCCAGTGAAAAGGCCTTCAACGCCCTTGACCTCCAAGGTGCCGTTACCAGTATCAGTGTTCCATATCTTGAGCGTCACCCAATCACCAGCCCCAATGGCCGATACAGCGGTAGCGTCTGGGGTTAAGGTGACCTCTTCATTCGATACATTGCAACTCGCTCCCATGGATACAGCCGTCTGTGCCAGGGCCGAAGCAAAGGCTGTATCATCTTCATTAACCGTCAAAGACCAATCAATTTCCGGTGGAGTATCCACAGCCGAACTCGAAGCCAGAACCCGAAAACCAAGACCGCTACTAAAATCAGCCGGAACCCGGAAGGTCCATTCAACGGGAGAGTTTTCGCCGGTAGCCCATACAAGAGCCGGGACAGAATCAGTCGCAGCCATGCCGGGAGCCGTAGTTCCATCAGCCGCAACAGGTCCGCCCCCCGTAATAAACGATGCCGCAAGGGGCAGCCTGAACGACCGGTTGGTAGATACAGCCAAAGTTCCGGACACCGTAAGGTTCCCCTCAAGGGTTGTGTTTCGCTTGACTGTGATATCGCGCCAGAAAGTCCAGGAGCCCTTCATGTGCTGATCGTTCACCTCCAACAGACCGGCACCAAACGCCGGGACAGATAGAACGAACATTGCCAAGGCCACAATAACAAAGAGTTTTTTCATCTTATATCTCCTTTACGCAAAGCGTTGATATATTATTGTTAAACAAACTGTCTTTCAAACTCTTGTCGAGTTGCAGTTCTTATTTTTGTGTATGGATAAATTAATATCCATGAACACTCATTTCGATTATAATAATCTGCATGGTCTGCTATGTCGCAAAATTCGACTGGAATCACAACGTTAACACCTCTTTTTATATCAAGACTAAAACCGTTAAACGACATCCTAACAAAATCTTCTTCAAGATGATGTTGTTTGCAGTCAAAACGAACCATCCAGAATTCATTAAAGCCGCCCGCTGGGAAGTTTTCACATCTGTAAATATTTTTTAAAACACCACCAACGGAAGCCCTTGATTCATTCGAAACCAATGGCGTTGCACACGCCCCCACCGCACCCAATATTTTAATAAACGTTCTTCTGTCGATCATTTACTTCCCGTCCTTACGTTCAGCCAGCCGTTCCCTATACTTCCTTGTCTCTTCCGGCAAGCCAAGCAACCAGTTACATATATGTATTCCCCCGGCCACAAACCGGAAGTCCTTGGTAAAGTCGTCTGGGCTATCCTTGGGCTTGTTTTCGTTGACATGGCGCAATTCATCCCGCTTGATCTCGCAAGCCTTGAGTAACGCACGAGCGGCCCGTATCGTCCCCGCCTCGGAAACGTCAATAAAATCCTCGTCAGACTTGATGTATTTTTCGGGGTTCATGCAACATACCTGCCAGCCAAGAAGGCACCGTTTTTCACGAAGTCGTGATATTTTATCGCTTCTCCAAGGTCCATGACAGTAAACTGTGCCCATGTGGGATCACTTAACATCTTCATGGGGTCAGACCACCACCATATTCTTATGGTATCTGGAGAATCGGGAAACGCAAGGCTGTCCAAGAATGGATTGTAATAAAGCTCAAAAGGATGTCCTGTCGGTAGTTGGTCTGAAACAATATCCGCAATTTCATTCTCCACAAACCGCCAACAGTCTTCGGCAAACGCCTTGTCCGTAAGAAGTATATAATCCCCTTGACCGCACTGTTCGTCAACGTGATCTTCGGAATGGACCCACGCTTCGCCTAAAAGTGAAAACCCACCACAAGAAACGATAGAGACAAGGCCAGCCGCCTTTATGAACTCACGTCGATTCATGCAATATACCTTCCGACGATATACCAAAGACCTGCATTTAGTACCGCCTCTATTTCTTTTTGATATGGTGCGATATCCTCAGTATTAAAAACAGCCCATTTAATATCTGACATAAAACGATTTTCAGAATGCCATGACCATCCGACAAGAGACGAATCAGATGTTTTCGCCCACCCGACACGTATTTCATATGGTTGGTGTTCTTCAAGAGAAGCCTCGGCGAACTCAATCATTTTCCGCATACATTCGTTGGGATCACTGCCCTTGTCATAGAAAACGTATCCGCCTACCTCTTGACCAGGTTTATTTGCCGACACCTCTGGTTGGTCGGAATCATGACATTGAACCATCGTGCAGTCGTACATCACTTTTTACCCGCCTTTTTCTTTTTCTCAACGGGTTTGTTGGCAACATTTTTGTTGGTTTTGTTCGCCTCCATGGATTGCTTCTCTTTGAGCTTTATTTCCTCAACCACCTTGAATCGTTCGAGCTTGACCTTTTCGCCTTCAAGCCGAATCTTTTCTATTTCGGCCTGGGCTTCGGCCTTGAGCTTGTCCACCGTGGCCACAAGGTTAGCAACGGTCAGCTTATATTGTTCGTCCGCCTGACGCGACTGGGCGTCTTGTTCTTGCTTGCGCTCGGCCGCAGACTTCAAGAACTGATCCGGGTCAAGATCCAGAGACTTACCACACGCTTCAAGTAATTCCCTGAATTTGGCTTCACCGGATAACGGTTCGGCCGACAGAATCAAGTTAATGAATTGCATCAGTTTTTGGAGCCTGACCACCTGATCCTGGAAGCTCGTAAATCCAAGGGCCTCAACGGTCAAGTCGGCCGGTTGCACCCCACTATCCGGGTCCATCATATTGAAGTGGTAGAAATCCTCCACCACGGGTTCAATCAAGCCCTCGTCAAAGTTCCTGATTACTCCGCCCATGTATTTGCCAGAATTGGCCTGCAAGAGATTCATTTCGAACGCGGTATCGGCCTTCTGCTTTTCTTGCTGCGCCCCCTGGAGAATCTTGGGTAACAGGCTGGCTTCGTCTGCATACCGTTCGAACAGGGCCAGACCTTCCAGGATAACAGCCCCTACAGACTGAACAATGATCTGTTGAACCGCTTGCCGGGCGTCCTCACACTCGTCTGCAAGGACCAGCTTGAGACCAGGCTTGATAGTCTTATCCCACTGCTGTATTAGGTCTTCCTTGATGGCCAAAATGACATTGCCGGCCAACTTAAGATTGTCCTCAAAGGACCGGACCATGCCATTGATAACTATCTGTGTTGATTCCAAGTTATCTGCTATCCCGGTTGCCTCTATGTGGTCGAGCTTGTCCTCCCACACCACACGGTAGAAAGGTCTCGTTTCATCTTCTTCGATTCGCAGGAACCGGATAATCTGATCGTTGGCCATTTCGACCAACACCTCAACTTCATCGCCGTCGGTCGTGCGGTTGTTAACGTCGCCCTCGTATATTCCTTTCCCGCCGGACTGCAAGTCTTTTTCGAACTCTTCGACGATTCCCCGGGGAACCCGACACCAGAATTCAATATTGCGAACTCCAAGCCGGGGATGCTTGACGCTTCGCAGGATGGGAGACAGGGCCGACTTGTCCTCTCCCTGCCTATTCGGAGCCACACCTTCATAATGCTTGTCAGCCTCAGATATGGCCGTTTCGATAGCATCATCCAGATAGTATGGCTTGCCCATCTTTTGACGGAGTGCATACAGACTTATGAAATCGCGTTCTGCGATTCCTTGGGAGTTTTGAATGTCGTTCGTCTCGGGATCACGAAAGATATTCCACACGGGAACGTATCGCCATGCCGGGGAAAGGTGCGATTTAATTACTGGTTCCATGCGACCGTTCATTCCCTGAACGGTTTGATACATGGTCCGGTCCACCTGATGGACAAACCGCTTGGCCCACCCTTCGCCATAAATAGCCGCGCTGAGAAACTCCTTCATCAACTGGCGATCGGCCTTGCAGTCTTTCATTTGCTGTAAAATTAGGTCTTTGTGGTCCTCGATGATTGACTCGATGGCTTTTCGCTCCTGATCGTTCATAGCATCGAGGACCACGCCAGACCAGGGGCTTGGGCTTAACCCAAAAGGAAGTTTGTTTCCCTGGAGAACAACGTCAACACACAACGACCACGCGGCAATGATTTTCTGTTTCGTAACCCCGATAAAGGTATCAGACCGCCATTCCTCACCTTCCTCAGCCTTCCAGATACCATTGGATACCGAATTAAAGGCGTCAAGGTTTTGTTGCCATTTCAACTCAAGCGGTTTCCGGTCCTCTTCCCACTGAGTAAACAGGACTTGGCTCAGGTAGTAGGCCAGATCACAGCCGTTATTATTGAAGGTGAGGGTATATTTCATTTAATCCTCTCCGCCAAGGCATTTAGGGCCAAGCATCATTTTTCGTTTTCGGAATCGTCCTTCATCGGCGTAAGGTCGGGCACTGCCTCTTCGATTTTATCCCGAAGGCCATCAATCCGTTTGTCCAAAGACGCCACTGCGTCTTGAAGCTCTTGCATGTCGAAATTAAGCTTGATATTGATATCGGCCACAAGGCCGTGAACAAGATCAAGTCGATGGGTTAGGCTGGCAACTTTTCCACTCACCGATTCAATACTGTTTCCTAATTCGTCAACCCGTTCTTCTACATTCCGCACCTTGGCGGAAATGACGGGAAACTGCTTCTTTATTTCAAGATCGGATGCCATTTAAAATACTCCTTTGTTGCTGATTTATTTGGACTATGGACGCCATGGCTACTCCTTGTTAAAGGGCGTGGATGATATCAAAAACCAAAATTACGACGTCAAGCACCAAAACAACGACCCATAAATAGAACAACTTTACAGGCACGGTAATATCTTTCATAACAAAAACTTACTCCTTTGCGGCCTCATCAAAGGCGTTCTTGGCATTGCCCTGGTCGCTGACTGCAATCTTGGTAATCTGGATACCAACGCTGTCGTCCGTGCCGCTGGTAGATTCATACTTGCTTACGCTGACCACTTCACCCACAGCCTGAATGACAACCTTGTCGCCAACCTTCATGCCTTGAAGTCCAACCTTTTCAACTTCTTTATCTTCAAATCGAAGATTCAACCCATAAGGGTATTTTTCATATGACGATGAAGCAACTTCAGGTGTTGAGATTTTTGCTTCGGACTTGGACCGTTTAAGGTCAACCATTTTCATGTTATATCCCTCCACGGCCACCGATCTATCCCCGACAACAGGCATTGCAGGGCATGGATAGCGGGCCGCGTCTTGAGTGCTTCCTTTTCATCGTATCCGGCCTGTAGTATTTCATCGGCCAGGATAGAGTCCTTATCAATCGCCAGCCACCCAAACTTGGCGAACTTGGCTACGATGGCCCGGGCGTCAAGCCCATCCGCCCACGGGGCCTCAATGAAAGACGGCTTCGGTGTAATGGTATTCAGTCTCACCACATCCAGGCGGTACCGCTTCGTGGATTCGTCCGGCTGATTCCAAAAATACTTACGGCAGAAGTATGTAGACCATCCGGTATTGAGGAAGTCCACAATACCCTGAAAGGCGATTAGGCCGTTATCCAGAACGTTATCCACGGTTGAAAACTCGCGTTGCTCGAAAACATGAACCTTTTTGGTCTTAACATCCTGCCCTGCCAGTATGATAAACCCTTTGTAATCCCCGCCCTGTGGATCATCGGCAGACACAGGGTCAACCGGTTCTACGTAGGTAGGCCAGCACACCCCACCACGTACATACGCCTCCATGCTGGTTCCATCGCTAAAATACAGCGTGGATGTCCGGCGCTGGTCGTTATAGTGTGCTTGGTAGGGTTTAATCATTAAAAATCCATTCTATAAATGACCCAATACAAATTAAAGCGGTTATAACTAAAATCCACATACCTGCTTCTGATACTTGTCCAGGGGTCATGTTTCACACCCTCTTCCTGTATGCGTCCAGTATCTTACTACGGCGGTAAGCCTTACCTTCTCCAAAGCGAAGTTTTTGACGACATATTACTAATCCATCACCATTCGGTTCTTCTCTGGTAATACTTTTCCATGGAGGCTTGAAGCCTGCTCTAAATAATGCCCGTCCAAACTCACCACCGTGGATAACATTAGTATCTATCACAACCTCACGAGGCATCGTCCACCCCCGTTAGGTCTTTATAGAGAACATCCATTTCAGCGCATGGCGCGGCTTCATCTATAATGACCATATCCGGCGTTTTCTCCGGCAACGCCACTGTCCTAATCTTCCTGATAACGATATTCTTCTTTGCCACCCGGTGGACTCGGTAGTTCTGGCCCATAAGCTCGAACTCGTCACCAACCCGTAGGCGGTCGTCTGTTTCTTCCGGTTCTACCGATTCGGGGTGATCGTAGGTTATTTTGTCGCTGTCGCCGTCCTCAATCGGCACACCGCTGGCGGCGGAAATAGCCTGCACCGATTTCCATGTCATATCGGCGTAAATCTGGCAATCAGCAATGGGTGACACAACGGTCACTTCGTCAACCGGGGCTATGGCCTTTTGGGCGACTTCAATGGACTTGTCAAAACGCTCCATTTCATCCATAGGAATCCTGGGATCATCAAGCGATGCTATCTCTTTCAACGCCTCATAGTACCGGGACAGGGTATCGGATACGGACTCCATCATTCAACCACCCTGACAACCATTCGGCCATCACACAATACCTTGTCCACAACAAAGCTCACGTCAACCCTTAATCCCAACAGAGGAACCCGAACAACAGACCCAACATTCAGGACATGTCTTGATATCCCGTCGGACACGCTGACACAGTTTTCGCCGTCGTTATAGGTGTCCACCGAAGCGGAAAATACCGGTTCAATAAGTTGCTTGCATGTTTCACACATACACGGCTCCCAACCGCAGGACTTTTCTTTTTCAGTGAACATCACGCCCCCAACTCTTCCCGGCGCTTGGCTATCCGGTCAGCCCAGTATTCAGCCCGCTTGACAGAGTCCGGGCTCATGGAACTGAGAAACGCGGCCGCATAGGCACGTTGCTCCTGGTCATCCGTTCGGAAGGCATCGGCATAGATACCGCTTACCAGGATAGCAAGG